AGCAGATAGTGATGTAATATATCTAAAACATAGATTAGATTCATACTTAAGAGACTATGTTCCCAATGCTACTACACAAGGCACACCATTTATGTATGCGACAAAAGATGCTGACACAAATGGTATAACAATATTACTGGGCCCAGTACCTTCAGCAACGCTTGCTTATGAGGTGGATTTTGTGGGTTTAGAAGCAGGATTATCTGTTTCCAATGCTAATAATTGGATAGGAGATAATGCAGAGCAAGTTTTATTATCAGCTTGCCTATATGAAAGTTCCTCTTTTCTAAAGGCACCCGATAGTGTAAACTTATATAAAGCACAGTTTGATGAAGCAATAGCTTTGTTTCAACAAGAGATGCAACGTAATTATAGAGCAGAATACGAAGGAGGTATTTAACAAATGGCAATTACACAAGCAATGTGTACAAGTTTTAAGGCAGATGTTTTAAATAAAGAACAGGATCTAGAAGCTGATACACTTAAAATAGCACTTTACACAAGTTCTGCAACATTAGGAGCAGCAACTACTGCGTACTCTGCAACAAATGAAATATCAGGAACTGGATACACAGCAGGAGGTGTTACACTAACATCAACAACAGTAGCGACCACTGGAACAACTGCATACTTTGATGCAGATGACCCAGAATGGACAAGTGCAAGTTTTACTGCTAGAGGTGCTTTAATATACAATAGCACTAATGCAGATAAAGCTATAGCAGTTCTGGACTTTGGTGGAGACTTTACAGTTTCAAGTGGTACATTTAGGATTGTATTTCCAGCAGCAGGGGCTTCAGCAATTATAAGGATAGACTAAAATGGCAAGTACATACGTTAATGATCTTAGACTTAATGAAATGGCTACTGGCGATGCCAGTGGTACATGGGGAACAATAACTAACACTAACTTAGAGCTTATAGGAGAGGCTTTAGGTTATGGAACACAAGATTGTTTTACCTCAGACGCTGACGCCACAACTACAATTGCAGATGGTGCTACAGACCCAGCGAGGGCAATTTATTTTAAAGTCACATCGTCAGCAACTTTAACTGCAACAAGAACATTAACTATTGCACCCAATACAGTATCAAGGCTTCAGTTTATAGAAAACGCTACAACTGGCAGCCAGTCCATAAATATATCTCAAGGTAGTGGGGCAAATGTAACTATAGGAAGTGGTGAGACTAAGGCAGTATATCTTGATGGTGCTGGCAGTGGAGCAGCAGTAATTGATGCTTTTGCCACATTTCATTCGGGTAACTTCAAAGTAACAGGAAACCTAACAGTAGATGGTGGCACAATAAAGCTAGATGGTAATTATCCAGTTGGTACTGGTAACGTAGCTTTCGGTGATACAGCAGGAGATTCTCTTGCAAGTGGTTCTTTTTATAATGTTTTAATTGGTAATGGTGCAGGAACTTCAATTACGACAGGTGATGGAAACGTAGCCATTGGATACGATGCACTAAAAACAGAAGATGCAGATGGTTATAATGTTGCTATAGGTTACAGAGCTTTAGAAACTTTGAACAGAGGTGGTGAGGGTTATACTGTTTCTATAGGTAAAGATGCAGGAAGATTAATTTCAACAGGTGTAGCTAATACGATTATAGGCTCAGAAGCAGGTGATGTTTTATCAGTAGGAAACCAAAATGTAGCATTAGGATATGCTAGTTTGTCTAGCGATACACAAGGTAATTATTCTACTGCAATAGGTTCTGGAGCATTGTCGGGACAAAACTTTACATCGCCAACTGATAGTTACAACACAGCAGTTGGATACAATGCAGGAAATGTAATAACAACAGCAGTTTTTAATACATTAATAGGTGCTTTAGCAGGTGATGCTCTATCTGATGGTAGTAATAATGAAGCTCTTGGATTGGGTGCTTTAACCTCAGACACAAGAGGAAGTTACTCAATCGCTATTGGTAGAGGAGCATTAGAATCACAAAACTTTACTGGTGCAACTGATACTTACAATGTGGCAGTTGGTGGTTTTGCAGGTAGAAATATAACAACAGGAATTAGAAATACACTAATTGGTGGTACGGCAGGTGATGCCTTAACTGATGCAGATTATAATGTAGCAGTTGGGGTTGGAGCATTAGGAGCTGATACAAAAGGTAGTAGGTCTATTGCTATAGGTTACAATGCTTTAAACACACAAAACTTTACTTCTGCTAGTAATAGTTTCAACACAGCAGTTGGTTACCAGTCAGGTCTTTCAATCACTACTGGTACAGTCAATACACTTATTGGCTATCAAACAGGTGATGCTTTAACTACAGGAGATAACAACGTAGCCGTAGGACATGAAGCATTAGGAGCAGAAATACAAGGTGATGCAAGTGTTGCTGTTGGTGTGGGTGCATTACAAAGTCAAAGTAATAGTTCTGATGTAAATGTTTACAATACAGCAGTTGGTTATAGTGCAGGTTTAAACGTAACAACAGGAGTTGAGAATACTCTAATGGGTGGGTTCGCAGGAGATGCCCTTACAGATGCAGATAGAAACACAGCAGTGGGTTATCAAGCCTTAACTGCTGATACATTGGGAAGTAGAAGCACTGCTTTAGGCTTTAATGCTTTAGCTACACAAAACTTTACTTCTGCTACAGATAGTTACAATGTGGCTGTAGGTTACGCAGCAGGTAATGACGTAACAACAGGTATTGCTAATACTCTTATTGGAGCTCTTACAGGAGATTCCTTAACAGATGCAGGTTTTAATACAGCAGTTGGGCAAGGTGCTTTAGGTAGTGATACTAGAGGAACTTCAAGTGTAGCTATGGGTTACAATGCCTTAAATGCACAAAACTTTACTGGAGCTACCCAGACCTTTAATACAGCGATTGGATTTGATTCAGGCAAGTCAATAACAACAGGAATTAGAAACACTCTACTTGGAAGTAATTCTGGTGCTTTTTTAAATGATGCAGATTACAATACAGCAGTTGGTCAAGCAGCTTTGTATGTCGATACTAAAGGTAGCAAGTCAACAGCAATAGGATATAATGCTCTTTCATCACAAAACTTTACATCTGCTACAGACAGTCATAATACAGCACTTGGGTTTCACGCAGGTTTAAACGTAACAACAGGAATCCACAACACTTTAATTGGTTCAGGTGCAGGTGATACAATAGTCGCTGGTGAAAGTAATGTAGTGGTAGGTTCAAGTGCTTTTACTGCGGATACTAATTCAAATAAAAATACAGCAGTTGGTCATTCTGCTCTTGAAGCTATGAACAATGCTTCTGCTACATTTAGTCGTAATACTGCAATTGGTTCTGATGCTGGTAAAGGAATTACAACAGGAATTGAAAACACTATACTTGGTAGTTCAGCAGGTGACGCACTTACAGATGCTGACTACAATGTGGCACTTGGGTATCAAGCATTAAGTAGTGATACTAAGGGTAGTAGGTCTGTAGCTATTGGTTATCAAGCACTAGCCACTCAGAACTTTACTAGTGCTACAAATACTAACAATACAGCAGTTGGGTTTGGTGCAGGTGCATTATCAACAACAGGTGATTCTAATTCTTTTTTTGGTCTTAGTTCAGGTTATTCAAACACGTCTGGAGGTGCAAATACAGCACTGGGTGTAGAAGCAGGATATGCTAATCAAACTGGTAGTAATAATACAATTATTGGTCGTTCTGCTGGAATTTCGGCTACTGGAAGTAGCAACACGTTTATTGGTAGAAGTTCTGGCTCTCAAATAACAACTGGTGCAAGCAATACCATATTGGGTCGTTTTCAAGGTAACTCTGGTGGCTTAGACATAAGAACATCAAGCAATAACATTGTGTTATCAGATGGTGATGGTAATCCAAGACTTGTTATTGATAGTGCTGGTGAAGTTGGAATCAACAAAGAGACACCTTCTGCTCAACTGCATGTTGCAAGTGATAACATGTCAACTGCTCGTGATGCTCTTAAATTACAAAATAAAGCAAATGCTAATGGTGGTTACTTTATAAGATTTCAAAATTACCTAAATGCTAATGCAGGATATATAGAACAAACTGGTGCTACCACAGTAAGTTATGTAACCTCTTCAGACTACAGATTAAAAGAAAATGTATCTGATATGACAGATGCAACAACAAGATTAAAGCAACTTAAACCAAAAAGATTTAATTTTATCACCGAACCCGATACTACACTTGATGGATTTTTGGCACATGAGGTAGAGTCAGTTGTGCCACAAGCTATTAGTGGCACACATAATGAGTTAGAGGTTTGGAAAGAGGGTGAAGAATTACCTGATGGTGTTTCTGTAGGAAATAACAAGCTAGATGATAATGGAAATACTATACCTAAGTATCAAGGCATAGACCACAGCAAACTTGTACCTTTACTTGTAAAGACAATACAAGAATTAGAAGCTAGAATAACAGCTTTAGAAAATGCTTAATAACTTAAAAGGAGAATAAAATGAGCAGAACAGCAGAAGAAATAACACAAGCACATTCAGCTTGTTTAGATGGAGCAGATACAATCAATGTTGTAATTGCTACACATAACTTAGGTGATGATGCAACAGAAGATAACTATGGTTATGACATGACACTTGAGGAAAAGAAAGCAAGAGTTAGTCGTAGTGTAGGATATCTAAAGTATCAGAAAGATAATTATGATGATTGGGGTGATGCTGATTTCACAGTTATAGATGCAGCAATAGCAAGTGCAGATACATTTACAGGAGAATAAAATGACTGAGCAAAAAACAAACGTAATCACTATTGATAACAAAGAGTACAACCCAGAGGACTTGTCTGCACAACAAATTAGATGGGTACAAAAACTACAATCATATGCAATAAAACAAGACGAGCTTCGAGAAACTAGCGAAGAAATTTCAGTTTTGCAAACTCAATATCTAGGAAAATTAAGATCATCATTGGAAAAAAATGATGATGAGGGGCAAGAGGAAAAGGCTGGTTAATGGTCAAGACTACTGAAGTAAAAGCCCAACTAGATACTCACGAAGCGGTGTGTGCAGAACGCTGGAAGGAAACTATTCTGCGTATTAAAAGAATAGAAAGTATAATGATTGGCGTAGCAGGAACATTAATGATTTTTATGGCAACGATAATATATAAAATGTAATGAAAACG